GTTTGATTAGTTTCAATTTCTGTAGATGTTATATTTATTGCATTAATTTTAATTTCACCTTTCTCATAGTCAATAGTTCCAACATTTCTCCTTTCAATATTTGCTATGAGACTTGATTGAGATTGATCTTCTACACCTCTTTCAGTAGCTGTTACCTCAGGAACAGAAACTAAAATCAATTCACCCATATTTCCAGTTCCTGGAATATCAGAAAAATAAACCAGTTTACTCAAACCACTTACTTTAAAACCAGTTGATTTTATATTATATCCAGAAGATCTTAGAACTTTAAATGCATTACCAAAACAAACTTCATATTCCGCAAGTCTATTAATAATTGCTCTCATGTCTCTGCGAATTCTTATTTCCGTTATATTAGAAGTAATAGCTCTATCAGAATTGTCAATCATGGTTGTAAATTTAGTATATCTAAATCTAGAACCATACATATTCATTTCTTCACTATCAGCAAACTTATCTAATGCTGCGGTTACATTCTGATTTACTGAAGCCGCATCTTTTGTCAATGATGGGTTGTAGTATGCAGCAACATCAGCTTCAACATATAGGAATTTGGTGTCCAAAATTTCTGGAACAATTCCTGCTATAGCATATGATCTAAGTTCTTTTTTAATACTATCCTTTAAAGTGTTTGATAAAAAGGATCCCGTTTTTGGTTTAATTGTAACAAAAACTTTTCCAAATCTAGGTGGATTAAGTTCTTCTCCTCCAAATGCATTAATGGAATCTGTCTCTGGATATATGCTTCTTATAATAGTTTCATAATCTCTTGCAGTCACTGCTCTTCCTTGAGAAGAATAAAATCTCGTTGCATAGTTCTTAACAGATTGAGCAGATTCAATACTAGAACCACCTTTAGCAGATTCAATTAAAACTACATCAGATATATTCCTTGCAATTAAATTATCATTATTATCAAAAAAGTTTCCATTTACCTTAAATATTGCTGCTCCGTTTGCATCTGCACCATTTGATACAACATAAGATACTTCAATTACATTATTATTTGATAACTCTCTGCCAAATACACCATCACCAAAAATTAATTCATATTTTTCATCTTCAACTTCTTGTATAAAGTAAACCAATGACTTATTATCAATTTCAGTAATTGATGTTGCCATGTTATATTTTATGGAGTCATTAGAAAAGAAACTGTCTTTTACTGTGACTCTAAGAGTGGTATAATCAATACCTATATTTGATAGAATAAATCTTTGATTTTGAATATTAGTATCTACAGTAAATTCTTCTGTAATTAATGTTCCTTGATAAATTGTTAAATCATCAAAAGTTGCTCTATCCTGAAAGATAGAAGATGTAACATCTTCTGGAACACAAAAATTAAATCCACCAGTAGATCTATTACTTGTATTTACTGCAGCATTACCTTTCTTAAGGGTGATAGATCTAGGTGCTGTTGGAAGATCACCAGTGTTAATAAAAAAACTAATTCTTGCCTTTGCAGCAGTTCTTGCTTTTGGTAGATAACCAATATTTCGTGCAAGGGAAACTACATTTTCTCTTAAAGTTGCACTATCAATAAAAACTTCATTGCTAAGCATATTTGCATTATATGCTGCAATGTAAGTATTATAAGCAAGTAGGTCAACAATTACGGATAAAGTGGATCCTTCATAATCATAGTCCGTAAACGCACTATTAGAACTTAGATACGACTTGAGTGTATCTTTAATGTCCTCAAAGTCTAGACTTGTAAAATTTGTGATTGCCATTTATCTTGTTGGTTGTAATACGAAATTAAGCTCTTGTGCGGGAATATCAATACCGATAATAATGTACTTAATCGTTATTTCATAGTCATTTCCTTCATAATTTGGTACACAGATTACTTTGTTAAGTCTAACTCTTGGTTCAAATTGAGATATTGTAGACCTAATTTCATCTTTAATTTGATCTGCAAGTATCGCAGTCATTGGTTCAAAGAGTAATCTTGATATTCTAGACCCTAATTTGGGTTGAAAGAATCTTTCACCAGTGTGAGTCATCACTAAATTACGAACTGCCCTACCAATAGCAGTGGCATCTTTCAATTGAATTAAGTCATTAGATAAAGGATTGCGACTAAAGGTCATACTTAAGTCTCTAAATCCTCTACTTACCCGTTCTAAAGGCATTAGTATACACAAACTAGGTATTATCAACCTATTTAGACGATTATTGCGGATCTAAAAACCTTCCTTCTTGCGATTTATACATTTCTTCGGGTTTTTCTTCCTCTTTTTTGCGTTCTTGAGCAGTTTTCCAGAAATATTCGTCCTCTCGACCCATTCCAAGACGTTCAAAACCGTTTTCAACACTGTAATATTCGGTCGAAACCTTAAAATCGGGCATTTTTGGCTCTTCTGGAGTCAAACTGTTGTCAAAAATACGCATTCTGTTGTTCGGATACAGTGCATATTGCCCATTTTCGAGTTCAATGAGGTTATGTGACTTATGTTCTGCAGGATTTTCACTCGTTGCATAGTCAACAACGTCAGGATCTTGATGATAATTGTCTAAAGTGCAAAGATAAGTGCCTTTTTGGATGCCAAAATCTCTTGTATACAGTTCATAGTCCATAGAACCGATGAATTGCTTCTGAACTGCTACTACTCCATAGTCCATACAGTTCCAAAATTGAAGATTTGGAAGATTCATATCAGGATCTGGAGTTTTTGGTTCAGATAAAAATGCACTGATGGGCAATTTATCGTACATTGCTGCATATTCGGGCAAATATGTCTCAAAATAAAAAGCACGTCCAGGTATCGATTTACACGATACCCAAACGCCCTTGACAAACTCACCGTGACCAAACTGATGATCTGTGAGATATTCTTTTCTAACCCATACTTCCGTTGATGGAAGATTGCAAATAAGTGCTGGCATTAAGAACAGTTAAGATCTGTTCTATGTATCACCGTCCTTGTCCACGGTAACGTTTCTTTTTGCCATTTCGTGAGGATGCTGCAAGCTTGGTGTGCTGACTTGCACCCTGACGAGTCTTCTTGGGTTTACCAGGCATGAAACTTGCACCTGATAGACCGACTTTTGAACGTACTGCCATGTAACTCCGTTGTGTTTACCTCTATATTATATAATAACATCGTAGATATGTAAAGGGTCTTAAGGATATCTACACACATCTTACAGGTCCTTCTAGAACCCTCTCATCGAACGAGAGGTTACGGGCATAGAGAGAAACGCGCGGGGCAATAAAAAAGGACCCTTATTCAGAGTCCTCTACACGTTGAATAATTTCTAATTGATCTAAGTCGATGTCATTCTTTTCTTCATATCGTTCTATTGCCAACTCATGAAGAATATCTGCTGCTTCCTCATGAGTGACATTAGAATACATCTTATTACCTTGATAATAGATGTCGATGTTCATCAGATTACCCGAGTCTTTTCATGACCGACACGAATGCGAGGATCACACCAGATCTCGAATCCTTTCTCCTTTGCATCGAGACAGAATGATACGTCCTCTCCACACATGTCTTGTACTGCACCAGACTCGAAGACTTGCATCTTAGGAGCAAACCAGGGATACTCAAGATTCTCGAATACACCGTTCTTGATCAGCACCCATCCGAAACCAGTGTAGTCAACTGTAAATGGTTTCTTACGGTTAGGTAGTGTCTCAATGGTTTCGTGGTTCATGACTCCACCATTGGAACGGAAGTCATCTTCTTCAAGCCAGTGGGCAACAGAAGAAGTTTTTCCATCTTCTGTGAGATACCAACCAGCAACTACTTCCTTCTCTGTACCATCAGCAGCAATAGCACTATCACAGAGTTGCCAGAACTTATCAGTGTTGAATACAATGTCACTATCAATCCAGAGTTGATAATCATACTCTAGTTTGCCGTCCCAGGGTTTCTGATTGGGACCTCGTAGTACATTTGCACCAAGTACCTTACAACGTGCAAAGTTAACCATGGAAGAGTAATCCTGACTGATCTGGATACTCATTCCATTCTGTACTAGATCAAAGCACAGTTGTACAAAGTTTTTGAGAAACGTAAATGAGCAACCACGTCCAGGTAGACAGAAGACAATCTTCTTACCCTTCATTCGTTCTTTGATTGCTGCAATGTCAAAATCAACAGCTGCACTCTTTTTCTTTGGTGCATTTGCCTTAACAGTAAATCCTTTTGCCATAGTTTTGAATAACCTTCAGATCAATTCTATCAGTGTATGTATAGTTTGTCAATATGATGCTTCTTGCATTAACTGACGATTAATAGTGACTATCTCGTAAGAGAGATCGTCTATGGTATAGTCAGTTTGCATAAGTCCGACCATGCCCTTTACAGTATTCCACGTGGTTGTAAAATCCTCTTCCTTGATATTTGGAAAAAGACATTGTTTACCTGCGTAGATATGATATAGTTTTTCCATATAGGACCAATTTTTTTTCTGCGAAATTTTTTGACGGGCAATGAAACCCATCGACGAATTATATATGCGACCTTACAGGGACGGTTTATACCCTCGGAAAATTTTTTTCTAAGTGTTATATCGAGGTCGAATTGTCACCTCTGTAGGTTAGGTTCCCATTGCTTTTTTATAACGAACCCCCATAATAACAACAACTGCTGTTGACGAACGAATAAAACTGTGATATAATCAAAGAGGGCAGAATGACCTGCCCTCAGTGTTATTCTCAGAACTCAAAGTCTGCACTGATTGCAGCATAGTGCTGAGCACAGTCATCAATATTCTCAGCAATCACGTCTGCTTCAATCACATCGAGGATCTTAAGAATCTCATTGCCGTTGTTACCAACTTTGAGCATTCCAAGTGCAGTGCTGCGGGTCATAATAAAAAGAGAAAAGTGTTAGGAACTGTCGGTGAGTTTAGTGACATCACCAGGTCAATTGTGCATCAGGCAAAGACATAACCAGACTGGAATTCTTCATTCTTGAAGATATCCTGTCCGTTGATCTTGCCGACGAACTTTCTCACAAACCACTGGAAATCTTTCTGAAAGACACCTTCACCAGCAATGCAGAATTCCTGGCAAAGTGCATTCAGTCTAGACTTAGTGGTAACTGACTGCCAACCACCGTCGAAGATTTCCATGTCATTATCAGAAACAATTGCAATCAGATTGTTGTGCAGATAGACAGCAGAAGTGCCATATTCTTCGGAAAAGTGAACAGAAGTATTGCCAGATTTCCAGTTGATGTTGTTCTGAACTGCGGCACACATTTGCTGTTCGATCTTACGCATGAGAGGTCGTTTCCTTTGACTCTTATACAATACACGAAAACGGGGACCTTTCAACAGACCTTGTGACACTTTGCCGACTGTCCCTAGGCAGCCGCGGCAGTTAGTGATAACAACTCACAGAATTACCAAAGTGAATCATACTTACTGGAGAGGTCCTCAATGTAAGTTTCGACCTTCTCATCACCTTGCAATTCAAATAACTTTTCCCAGTCAATCTGATGCGGGTTAAAGTCATCCATTGCTTCAATCTCTAGAGTGATGCGATACTTGGATTTCTGTGCGTAAGGCATTGTTCTTCTGGTGATTTGACTGCTCAGTTATTATAAACCATTCTGAGTTGGGTGTCAAGAATACCACGAAGTGTTGCGATATTCTTATGTATAATTCTCAGAACTATTTCGGTTATTTATATCAGGGTTCTCAGATTTTTCTGATCTCGGTGTTGACATTTCTGAAAAATCCTGATAGACTGCTCCCCAAGATCACAATAACTGAAGACATTTAAGAAGGCATAAAGTTGCTCATAAGTGACTCTGAAGACCCTATACAGTTACTGTCAAGGTTCTCCACAGGTTTTTCCACAGACTGTTAGAAAACACTCATATATGTTTTTAAATACATTTTTAATTGATTTTAACCTAAAATTGGTACAATTTCAACGTTTTTGCACCCTAATTCTTTCACATGACGTTCCCAGAGCATAGCATCTCTTACATCATAGAATGTTGCTTCTTGCTTACTGTAATACCCTGTTTTCTTCCTTTCCTGTTGATACACCACACTGAATTTGTTGATTGTCATAATGTCGAATAACTCCTGCAATAATAAAGCAATTAGTGATAAGATAAGAGATAAAGATTACGGTCCTGAGTAATGCAATGTAATTGTCGTATTCTTGTGTTTTATCATCAGAGAATGATCCTAATGAATACTTCCAGATTGTCCAGAGTTTGTGTATACTAGGCATAGACAATGTTGAGTGTCATTCTTAAGTTTTGATCAGTACAATTTGTTCCCATATGTTCATAAGTATTGGGAAAGAATAGTGCTCTGTTTGCTTTACTTTTGAACAGTCTAGTCACTCCACTTGACTTATCTTTAATCTGTGTATATCCATTGTTATTGTTTAACATAATGATGCAGATCTTTAATGGTGGAATGATATTGGTGTCATTATCTTCTGCATCTATATGATAAGGTTTTTCCTTTAATCTGTCTCCTCTCATTGTACCATTGACCTTCACTCTGAAAATACAGTATAAGTCATCGATACATTCTAGGACTGGTAAAATATCATCAAAGTATTCAGATTGTGGACGATATTGTTGATAGAATAGATGAACAAATTGGGGCACGTCATCATCTTCATTGACAGAAAAATCTTCATACTCCCATGGGATTTCCTTGGGAATATAATCCATCATCTCATTGAAGAGATCTTGTGGAATAAAGTCATCAATGACAGTGATGCTCATTTACTATCAGGCAATGTGATTTGATTAAAAGAGTGATTATAGATCACCATATTCACCTCTCTCATTCTATCATTTGATTGTCCGATTGTAAAGGTGATTGCATACTCACATTCAAATTTGATTGGTCCTGAGAATCCTTGGTATTCGATGATTGTTCCGACTGTATACATTGGCGATAGTTCAATTCGGTTTCTAATGTGATAAGATTACTGGTCAATTCACGATCCCATTCTAAACACTCGCACAACGCATACAGGTGATCAAGTGCTTCCGAATAACGCAGATTCAAGGGCATTGGAGAAGTTCAACTGCATAGAAGTATAAGGAGTGGTTGATGCAATGTCAACTTCTTTTCCTACCTTATTTGAGTTGATGGGGGAGAAGTAAGTCGTCGTAGTGCTTCCCTTCCTTCCACGTTTGGTTTTGACGAATCCCCAGATTGTCCGCACAGATTGATCATTGTCACAAAAAACATACCGACGATGATGTAATAACCAAATCGAAACAGTGCTCGCATTGTGTTGCTCGGTGACATAAGAAAATCCTTCTGGTGGTGAATGTGGAAAGTCAGATGGTAACTCTAATTCATTCATGGATTAAAATCATTTGCTGATAAATTACCAATCAAAAGATCATGAATTTCACTCGTTCGTTCATACTTATCGAGTGCATTGTCCTTTAATACTTTTGACTCAGATAATAACATTTCATACACTTCAAGTGGTTCGATTTCATGTGAAATGCAATCCTTAAACCATCCGCGTAGTTGTAAACGAAGTCCCTCAGTATCTTTTCTTAATTTCATAGGAACTCCGCAATGTAGTAATCAACTGTGATCTCTAATCGTTCTGCTTCTTTCTCACAATGATCAAAGAACTTTTCCAGATCATTGATATTGAGATCTTCAAGATGTTCGGTCTTCATAACTTTGCGTTGACAGAAATTACAGTGGCATTAGGATTACGAGCAAGAGCAACTTTCCTTGCTTCTTGATAGTCACGGGCAATGACTTCTTCAGTGAATACAGTGCCCGCAACAAATAATTTAACCTCGCACTTCATAACTCGATAAAAGTTTGTTGAACAGTGCAGGTGTTCTGACGCAAAATTGATCCTCACAATCTTTTTGCTCTTCAATCGTCATCAACTGAAGTGCAGTCATGAGAACATTTAACTCATCAGAGGTGAGTTTAACTTTGGTGAATGATACGGTCGAACTTTTCAATTTGATAACCCTCTTTGAGTGCTTGGTTGATGATACTATGGTGGGAGTGTGATGTCAAGGGAATGTATCTGTGAACCAGAAAATCCTCACAATCATCACATAATGCTTGCAATTCGTGCTCGGTCAGTGTAGTCAGATCCATAAGCATTTGTGTGGATGTTCACACTAATTATACCATCATTCAGACACCTCACTCAAATCTTGCCAAATATCTTCACCATACAAATCAACAACTTCTTCCTTTAGATCTTCCTCATCCCACATTTCCATATTTTGCATGATAGTTTCAACAGCAAATGTCCACAGGTCATCCATATCCATACCATCCACAATGTGGTTGGCATAGTTCTCTTTTACCTTGTCAAGTTGATCGGTGTTCATGGTATTGGGGTCAGTGGAAAAAGAAACGAAAGACATCAATCAGTAATCGTAATTGGAAGAAAGGTAATCATTCATGTTAAAATCTTTTTCATCCGCAATCTCTGGGATGTCATAGATTTCAGCAGGAAGATCCATAATCTCACGGATCTTTTCGTCGGTTTGAAGTGCCATTGTGCAAGGATCAGTGTAGTTCATTGTCATCAACCTCCGAACATATCGTCAAACAGTTGTTGTGAAGAAACCTCTAATTCTTCACGGTGTTCTTGTACCCAACGCTCATGATCTTCCATGCGTTTGATAGCAAGTTCACGGGGCAATCCTTCGTGCATGATGATGTTGCCGTTTGGAAGTCTGTGTTGAAACATAATCAGAAAAGTGTGAGTGGAAAAATGTTAAGAATCAGTCGATAATGTACTCCATGGTGTTACGATTGTCTGCTGCTTCCCAATAAGTGTAGAAGTCATTCCATGCTGCTTCGTTATCAACAAAGGAGTCGATTCCGAGTTGCTCGCAAACAAAATCATATGCCATATCGATGTCGGCATGAGTGTCATTGACAAAGGACAACATTTGTCCCATAACATAATCCCAGGATTGTTGCATTTCAGGAGAGAGAGTGAAGATCGGTTGTGCCATGTCGGTTGCTGTTCCTTTGACTCTTATACAATACACGGTTTTGGGTCGAAATCCACCGATAGTGGACACTTTGACCAACTGTCCACCCAGACCCCATTTGTTTACAGTTTGCCTCCTACAATCGCAGACCCTACAACTCTACTGTATTTTTCAAGTGTTCCGTCTTGTTCACACTTCAGATGCCAATGTGTCATGCTGATCACATCTTCCCGTTTCAGTCCAGTCAACATTTTGCGACCCTGTTTTGTCATTGTTGTGTGTAATCCAAACCGAGTTTCCCAAACATAAAAAACATCATCAATGAGTTCAGCATGATCAGGAAGTCCTAGTTCTTTACAAAGTGCGAGTTGATCTTTTTCTTGTTCAGTCATTACCAAATCTCCGTCCATCGTTTGTGGTTTGTTTTACTTATGCGACCTTCTTTGAGCATGTTATCACATACTCGGCAAAAGACCTCAAATTTTTGTTCTCGGGTGAGAGTATCTGCATCGTCACATTGTGACATCACGCGGAGCATATGTGTCTTGGAAGTGATCATTTTAGAACGTGAACATAATCGATGGATTTGACACACCAACCTGATGCAGATGTAATCTCTTCGATGAGATCATCCTCATCAGATGCTTCCCAAGTTGTTGCTAGAACTTCATCAATAATGTCCTGATCATAGTTTTCAACCTCGAAAGCATCATCAAAATCAAACTCAATTTGTGTGACTTGAAATTGCATCAGACTAACTCCTGCTGTTGTTGCATAAGTTGCTCTTCAGTTGATTCATCTACACATTCTTGAATGACTTGATAGATGTAATCAATGTTGCCAACATCGTTGAAGATTCTCTCACTCAATTCTTGATCATTATGTGCAGGATATTGTGGTTCATCATTTTCATCGTAGATGACACAATCTTCGGCAGTGTAAATCCATGCCGCACAGTATGCAGTTTCTCCCTGTTGTTCGATGAGAGTGTTGACGCGATCTTTCAGTTGTTGAAGAGTGTAGTTCATCAGTCGAGAAGAGAAATGTCGTAGGAAGTAAAGTTAGGGTATTGTTTTTCTACCCATTTTGATAACTTTGTGTTCTGTGATTTAACTCCTTTGTGTGTTTTTGGTTTGGTTGGCATCACTTTGAGGAATGATAAATGTCCCTCATCTGTTGTTACTTCGATCTTGTAAGTTGCAGTCGTTGTTTCCATATCAGTAACGAGAATCGTTGATGAATTGTCGATAGACTTGAGCAACTTCTTCCCAATGATAATCTTTTAGATCACCACACATTGACTCCATGTAATCATAAACCATACCCCAATCAGCATCGGTAGATTTGATGTAACTAGGGAGAGTCTTGAGAGCAGAGTTAAACATTGTTTGCATCAGAATGAAATGTTGATCTTGTTGGGAGTATCAGGACTGATAATCTCTGCTGCATTGTTGAGACCGTCAGCAGTAAATTTGCGGGCATCATCACTACTCCAGAACAGAATGGCAATGACAATCAGAGCAAAAACTTTCATGATCAAAGAGATTCGATGATGGAACGACGTGCTTCGTATGCTTGAAACTCAGAGTTGAATGTAGCAATCTTAGTGAAGTCATCCTTCCAATAGATTGCCCACTTATGTGAACCCCAAACTGCTTTGATTTTGATGGGGTTGTCGATGCCAAGTGGATAAGGTTGCATGGGTTGCGTTCCTTTGACTCTTATAGAATACACGAAAACGAGAGCAGATCAACCAAAAGTGGACACCTTAGCGACTGGCACAATAGTTGTTGTAAAGAACCTGCTCTAAAGTATATGCTTCATTTTCTCTCTCTTCATCATCAAATTGTCCATTTTCGTTTTGAACAACGTGAACCAATTCGTGCAGCAATGTGGTGATATAGTCCTTTTCATTCAGATCATTGTGAATCTGAACAAATTGCTCATCACCATTAACCTCAGTGAATCCGAAGGCATTATCATCACTTAGGTCAGTGTGATAAACCTCAACGTCACTGTCAATCTCATATTTGGTTGTAAAGAACTCGAACACACTTTGAGTGAGATGAGTGTGCTTAGATTTGCCAGAAGTGAATAACATCAGAAGGAGATTGCAAAGTTACCGAGATTGTCTTGAGTTACTGTCTCTTTACCTGATAACATGCTGCGATCCCAATCTACAATCCAGCAATCTATATCCTCTTCAATAACAACAAACCCGAAACATCCAGGAACAGGCATCATATATTTGCCATGAGATTCTGCCTGTCTGGCACTGGAGAATCCGCGGGCATTGATTGCCCAATCCTTGCCAAAATAAACACAGATGAAGTCTCGCATGGGTTTCGTTCCTTTGACTCTTATAGAATACAGGAAAACGGGTCCAGATCAACCGATAGTGGACACTTTGACCAACTGTCCACTAGTGCTAGCAAGGGATCTCAGGGTAACATAAACTGATTTTCTTGTATTTTAACCTGAGATGGGCATCAGATCGTCCCCGACAATCAAACTATAGAAAAAACAGTTTATTTGTTCCACAGGTGCTCTGTTTTCATTGCGATCCAACCAAGACCACAAATTGCTGCGACAGGTACAATAATCCACCAGAACTCCATGATCAACCAAGTTGCAAAAACTATGCAACCAAGTATAAACCAACCTCCCATATCTCCAGCATCAGAGAGTAGAGAACCTCCATCCGAAACTTGTCTCAAATTGATGATTTGTTGAACATCACCATGCTTTGCATAGATTTGTTGTTCAGCACCACTAAAAGATGCTGCTTCAACTGTTGTTGTAATTTGTCCAACTCTTGAGTTTACAAATACATTTGCTTTCCAAGTTGCCATCAATCAATCCTCCCAATGTTCATAAGACCATTTGTTATTTGTCACAGAGTAGTATACATCTTTGATGCCACAATCTCTGAGATATGCCTCACAAACTGGGCAAGGTCTTGCCATTCTTAATTCATCCTGATTGTGTCCACCCAAACGTGCAACGACGATCTTATCTCCTTCCTCTTTTGCTTTAATTAAGGCAGACAATTCTGCATGAAGATAGATCTTACAAGGTCTTCCCACTTTCTGCGCCCAATGTGCTTGAGTTGGATGAGTTTTCTTCTCATTGTTGGTAGCACAAGTGATAACCCTGTTCTTTTTGAGTAACACAGCACCAACCTTCTTTTTAGATGGTGATGATGCTGCGATCTCAGTTGCAAGTTTGAATAGACTTTCCATCAGCAATCCGACGACGAAAGTTCATCATCACTATTATTCCAGAAATCTTCCCAGTCTGCACCATTTGCTTCTGTGACTGCATTTAACTTATCAAGCAGCATTGAACACTTTTTCTCATATCTTGCAAAGTATTCATGACTACCACGGACCTCTGCAATAATATCATCAAACAGTTCTTCCATTGATGTTTCTTCGTCTGAAATATAGTCAAAGATGACATCATTTAGACGTTCACGACGTTGTTGAGCGTAAGTCATTGAATTGTAGTCCATAGGTGTTTGAATGGTAGGATAACACATTGTAATTTAGCAAGCAAGAGCACCTTCAGGGATAACTTCTTTCTTTCCGAAGTTATCATCCCAACTGCGAGTATTATAGCAGACCCATTCACCATTGCGGTAAATGTATCCATACTCTTCACCATCTTCGATGAATTGTTTTACATTCTTATCAAGACGAGGAGGACAATCCTCACCACGTTGTGCATAGTATTGTGGACCATATTCTTCTGCTTCTTTATTCTCAATCACATATGGAGCAAGTTGCTTACCAGTCCAACGATCTTTTGTCCAGACAGATGAACAATCACCACCATCAATCAGTTCAGAAACTTTCTCTTTGGTGTTGTAATGTGTGTTCAGGATGCGACCAGTCCAGGAAGGATAACCATCCCAATGTTGATAGATTGACAGGATAGAATCGTCTGCGAGTTGAATACCAATGCGAGAACGAGTGCCCATGATGAAGAAGAATTAGATGAAAATGTGAGAGTGAAGATCACTCAAAAGATGGAATCTTTGCTTTTGCTTCTGCTGCATACTTTTCAGCATAAACACCAGCAATCCACTCAGTTTCGAGTTGTGTTGGTTGATCACCGTATCCAATTTGTGGACCGTTATCAGTCTTCCGACCGACCCACATACGTTGACGTGTCTTAACGCAGGATGCTTGAGAGAGAATCATTGTGTGTCCCTTTGACTTCTATAGTATAAGGCACAGAGAGGCACCTACAAGGGTCTCTGTGCCACTTGTTTCACCGTCCAGGTGTCTGCCACCGTTTGGGCATGTTAAAGTTGTTCATGGAGAAAATCTCACGGTCTACAAGTTTAACAATTTGACCAGATTCATCAGCAATAGTGAACCCTTCCTGCTTGATTTGCAGAGAACCAATGAAAGATTTGGGACAGTTTGTGATCTTGAGACTATCCATCAGATCCTCTTTCATCTCGATCACAGAGAGATAAAGACCAGCAAGTCTGGGACAATCAAACACCAGCGTCAGCAATTCATAGGTGAGTTCTTTACCCTCACGGATGAAAGCATTGATGATTTTCTTACAACAATCTGCTGTACGTTTGTCCAGGAAATTGACATCAGTGGTGTCAATCTGTGGTGTTTCAGGACTTCTCATCCAATCAACACAAGGTTGCACCCACTTGACTTTTTGATTATCATCAAAATGCTCTTTAAGTGGAGATGCTACAGCATCACGCAGATCATTCTCTGCAAAGTATTCTGTATGAGGTGCAACAATGAACTTTTGAGTTACAACTTCTGGAAACTCATAAGTGATAGTATTCTGAGTGAAGATAGTTCCTGCACCCCAACCCAAGAAATCACCTTGGAAGATTCTATCAGTGCGAGGAAGGAAGTTGTAAGCAAGATGCAGAATCTCTGCCATCTCATCTTCATAGAAGAAGTCAATTTCCTCATGAGAGTGAGCAATACGGATCTTTTTCTTATTGAAAACTGCTTTATTGCCAACAAAGAATGTGCCAGTGGCAGGATCTTTGCCCCAAACAATAGCAATACCATCCATCTTCACACTAGCATGTGTGAAATTGTAGAGTAGATTGATGGCAGAAAGATCACCAGTCAGAATGGTGTCTTCAGGATGCTCTTGATGTTTGTTTTGCATGTTTTCTTGTGACTGAAGTCAGTATAGGGCAGAGTGAGGGCAGAGTCAAGGCAGAGTGGGCACCTTGTCAACTGTCACATCTTGATCATTGCTTCAATAATAGTTGATGTTAAATGTGTTCCCCAATGAAGAAACCAGACGAATGATGAAACAAATAGTAGTTTTTCTTTAGAAGTCAAGATAACCCTCGATTGCTTTGTTGATAGCCTTAGACAAAGATGTGGGTGGTTCAATGACATCAAAGTCACCCAGATCACACTCGTAATAGTCACCGAGTTTGAGTTCAATCATAGCACCGTCAGCACCATCAGTGTAGAGAGATCGTGCTTTCTCGTCATCAACAATCACCACACGACGTGCAGTAAGATCAATCACCATCATGTAGTCGAAAGTTTTCAGTTGCTTGAAATCTTCGACAGTCTTCTTCTCACTCAGGAAAGACTTGACCTTAAACTTTTTAGTGGCATGAATGTCCTTACGTTTGTAGAACAAATTCTTACCCATCTTCAGTTCTACTTTAGTATCACCAAAGACGAAATCATACCCAGTCTGATCCACACGATCAAGATCTGAGAAACTTGCGATTGCTTTCTCTACAGCAGTTGCACGGGCAAAGTTGTCAGCATTGGAGGTGAATCCTTTGTCATTGTAGAGTGAATCTACAACACCGAAGATCTTACCCCAGTCAGTTTTTGTTTCCAGAGAATCAATCAGGTGCAT